AATCTTTTAGCAAGATTTTTTTTACTTGTTTTTTGATGAAAGAGATAACTTGCTATGTTTCAAATGTTAAACGGATTATTTTTTTTGAGAATATTTTTTCTCACTATTCATGGGAGAAAACGATTACCTTATTAATTATTATAGAAGCCTGTGGTGTCATCAGATTTTTTACATCAGTATTTGCCATTTTACGTTTGTCTCCATGGCTTCTTGAGAAGTTTATTAAAAAAAAGAGCATAAAAAAAGGCTATCTGGGATAGGTAGCTTATTTTTGCTCCCTAACTTTCTGAATATCAAATGTAAACTAAGGTCTCTGAATCGAAAAATCGCATATCAGCCTACATGAATACAATTAATAATCAAATTTTCGCAAAGACGGATGTATATAGTTTACAACTTCTAAAAGGTTAGAAATGAATTATTTCTGAAAATCCCCCCTATACAGAGCAAATTTCCTTCCTTGCCACTTCTGCAAAAAACTACATAATCTATTAATATTGAGCATTTCACCTCTATGTAGTAGTTTTATAGTGAAAGTCCAATAGCTGTACTATACTTCATCTGTCTTTGGGTGACAAAATAGAGCAAAACGTCCTATATTTGTCACTCCTTGCAAATATAGCTATTTTCCATGATTCAGTGCATTTATCTCATGATATTTTTTGCATAGGACATCAAACTTAGGAAAATCAACCTTCTAAATCCTTATACTCCATTCTTGTTTTCAGGTTATTGATTTTGTATATAAATATCTTGTTAACTGGAACTCGATGTCATGAATCAATCTCCCTTATGCAAACAAATGTGTTCGTTTGTTAAATATTCATGCTGTCAAGCAATAATTTCTGCATTCTAAAAAATAACTTTCAATCATCTGCTATCTTTGTTGCTATATTATAATCCAAATAAAAATAACGATGAAAGAACTTTTAGAAAAAATGCAGGACACTTATGAAACGTTTAAAGCAAATGCTACGCTTCAATTGGAAAAACAGAATAAGGCTGCCGGAACTCGTGCTCGTAAGGATTCTTTGATATTGGAAAAACTGGCTAAAGAATTTCGTAAAGCATCTTTGGAAGCAAGTAAAAAGTAGTTCTCTTTCTGAGTAAAGAATAAAGCTGCCATAAGTTATGTTGGTTGCTTACTTTTTTATTTATGAAAGATAAAAAATAATTCAGAGCTTCTTTTGTATATATTAAGAGTCTGATAGACTATATTGCTTATCGGATTTATTTTTTTTATTTACATTTTTTTTGTGAAAAAATAATAGAGAGCGTTAGCTTTTGTCATGCACCGGAATCTGGTAAATTTCATTCATCCGCAAGACAAACAGTTTTCGCCTATGTTTGGCGTGGGCTTAACTTGTTTGCGGATAGGTTTTACCAGAACCTCGGTGCTGCAGTTATGTCCCACGTTTTCTTTTGATATATAAAAATGCTTGATGGGACTTCAGGCCAAGAATAAGAGTATTATGAAAAGTACATTATTAAATGAACTTATGAAGATTCCTAAAGATGCTACTTTGATAACAGTACAAGGTGTGGAGATGCAAGTTATAGATAAAGATGAAGCCGTGCGTTTGTTAGACTCCGATCCGAACGACAGCAACATTCATGAGTGCACATTAAGTAGCGGTCATTTCCTGTTTCAAACAGAAAACAAAATCCTCGTTTCTCTGTATAAAGTAGTATGAATACCCCAATAAAGCAGCGGTATTTCACTGATAGCATCTGGTTCCTCTTTTCTTCTTAATAGAACACTTGGAGGGAGAAAAGCCGGAATATTATGGGAAATTAATTTTATGATGACGACATTCTTCATGATGTTGCATACGATTTATCCAATAAGACTTTTTAATTAAAGTTGAATTGTTAAATCTATAACTACACACCTTCTTCTGTTTACTAATGTTTTTAATATTATTTATCAAATATTTAAAATTAAGCATATTATAACATGATCGATAATCGACAGTTTCAATAAGCATCCCTTATCTTATACCCTAAAATAAGGTGTTATAGTTTTTTGTTTATTTTGTACTTCTGACAAATACTGGTTATTGGCGGTATATGGTTACGTTTTATTTCGCAACTATATACTTGACTGTACCAGTGATTGTGTATAATGACTGGTTGGACTTTAATGTGCCAATCTGCGACTTAGCAGATTGGCATTATTAGATGAATCGGGAAAGGTAGTCACAGCAAATCTCAATGCCGTTTGCGCTATGCCATAGTTCTCGAATTACATATCAAGTATTAGTAGGGCATGCTAGGAAACTGGCATGTCCTATTTTATTTTAATAAATAAGAAAGCAAGTAATCAAGGTTTCAATGCAGATACTCATATTCTCACCTTACACAAAAAACAAGACTCTTACTTTCTTGTGAACAATCAAACTTCAAACCACTTATTTCTTTTGTTGCAGTAAAAACGCGATTATTGATACCCCAAAAGAGAAAAAATAATTCTAAGAATAAATCCTATTAAACAATTTCACATAAATAAGTGGCATTTATTGTGAAAAAGTATATATTTGCATTCACTTATATATCAATCAAACTTAACTATATGAATAACACTATCCAATACTTTACAGAATTGTTCAACAACAATCCGTTACTAAATGCATTTTCTCTCTTCTTGGCTATTTTAGGTATTATATTTACCACATATTTTTATTTTAAGAGTAAAAAAATAAGAATACCAATATATATATTGAGAACAGTGAATTTAGTACGAGAAAACGTTCAGAAAATAGATACTGTAAATATCTTATACGCAGGAAATAAAGTAGATAATTTATCGATTACTAAAATTGCTTTTTGGAATGATGGAAAGGAAACTATTAATAATAGTGATGTTGCACAGAATAATCCTATAAGATTGATAATAGACAAAGATTGTATTTTTTTAGATGCAGAAATTATTTATCAAAAAAATCCTTCTAATGATTTTAATATATCAATATCAAATGACAATAAATATGTTGATATTACTTTTGATTATTTTGATTTTGAAGAAGGAATAGTATTACAAGTTTTTCATACAGGAAATAAAAGTGATGACATTACTCTTGTAGGACAAATAAAATCAGTCAAAAATATTCAACGAAAAGACTCTTTTTCATCATTTATACCTACATACATAATTGATATTTTAACAAAGACAACACTCTCTAAAAAAATAGTGAAAGTAGCATCTGGCTGGGCTATTTTTATTACAGGCTTACTCTTTACTGTTTTCGCATTGGTTATACCATTTATAGAAATAGTACCAAAAGAATCAAATCCTGAAAAAGATGGATTGGCATCAATATTATTTATAGGTATTATAGGCATTTTATATGCTTTAATGGGATATAGTATGATTAAGAGAAAAATCCCAAAAGGGTTTAATGTTTTCAATGAAGAATTTTGAGAAATATGTTATATTTTAATTAAGGAAAATTGGACCGCTTTATTGATGATAATTATTTTTAATTCAATACTTAATTGATGAGCATCGTAATTTCAATAATGGCTGGTTGTGGATTCAGCACAGCCAGTCATTATATACAATCATTGGTACAATAAAGTATATAGTTGCGTAAACAAATATATGCCATTAATCCTTGAGCTGGTATATGTTCATTTGTCTCATGATCAAAGTATATCTATTTCCAAATGTTCCAACATCTTGGAACTGTCCATTTTTTCCCCTCTATCATCCGAGAATAACATCTAAAAACATAATTGGTTAAAATTATACATGCCGTTCTAATGCAATTATTTAATACTGAATATGTTATAAGTCGAAAGTACCATGCTTATAAGAGGCCCGGGAAGGGATATAATAATCCTCACCTGGGGTTTGGGGCTGTATAAAATCTTGTCTGAATATTTCCGGAGGATTATCTGCTACCACATCTGCGTCATGGATATATATGTTAAAATAGCATTCGGGCTCTGTCTTTTGGTTATATGGTCCTTCTCCCACAAAAGTAAATTTGTAGAAACCGATTTTTTCCCCGTCTTTTCTGACCGTAAGAAACCAGATATTACCAGTACTTATCGTTTTGAATCTTAATCCTTTCAATGCTGAATACCTTTCTTCTATAAACTGACCATTCAAATATGTCTGTTTTTTACACGTAAAAGGCAACTCAAATTTGCCACCTTCAGCTGGTAGAATAAAAGGGTTTTGTTCCGACTGGATTTTATACAGAAATGTCAACTTGCCTTTATCTATAATTAGTGGAATCTTTTCTACTTTTATGCCATTGATGGTAGAGTATGAAATCCGCAAATCGCCATTCAACATTTTATCTTCTTTATTTATATTTGAGGTTATATTTAATATCACCTGACCACCCTCCACTTTTGTCTCTATATCAGAAAACAGAGCTTTATCAAATTCGACCAAAACATCTTTGGGAATAATAGGAACCTCTGAATCTAAAATATCATCTATTAATGTTTTCTGAATAATTGTAACCGTAATAGTACGTTTCTCCCCAAAACAGCTGAATGGTTTAAATGCATTTTCACTTGGTAATACCTGATATTCATAAATTTTATTGTTCTCTTCTTTTTGACAAGAAAGCAATATTAAAGAAATGTATAGAAGAATGAATGTCTTTTTCATATTCATGCAGTTTTATTTTTGCAAATTAAAGGAATTTTCCCATATAATAAAATACCAATTAATTGGTATTTCGCATAATGCAATCTAAACAAATCTTTTATTCATAGCCTAAACGCCCATGCGATACAAAGTCACCCTTTTAACACCAATGTGTTGGCAGAACAACTCAATGCCAACTTTTAAAGGAGCTTCATTGCTATTATTGGTAGCCAAAACCATTTGTGATCCTAGTCTAAAAGAGTTAAGTGGTATAAGATGTACAAGCGTATTTGGCTAAGAACAAAAAGATTTAAATAAATATAAGGATTTCAACGTGATTAACAATATAACGTGTTTTATAAACATTCCCAACAAACTCTATTCAATAGTTGGTGCTACTCTTTCGATACAAATAGTATCAAAGTATGAAGCTAACACTCAACCGCAAATTCAGATGCTCGACCTATACAATAGGCGACTTGTCCATCAATGGCAATTTTTTCTGTAACACCATTGAAGATACCGTAAGAGAACTTCCTGCTGTTTGCCCTAATACCCCTGATGACTGTTCTTGTACCTGCAAGGAAAAGATCTATGCTAAGACTGCCATTCCCGCTGGGACATACAAAGTTACTCTTCAGTACAGTCCCAAGTACAAGAAGAAGATGCCGTATCTGCACGATGTGCCCCATTTCATCGGTATCCTGATTCATTCCGGCAATACCGAAGTTGATTCTGCCGGCTGTATCATCGTGGGAAATAACACGGTTAAAGGGAAAGTGTTGGAATCCCGTGCTACTTTCCAGAAATTATATTCCATACTTGAGTCTGAAACCGATATAACCATTCAAATCATATAAGGGATGGCGGTCAACAGGCTCAAACCGCCTAAAAACCTGCATATCGAGTTCAAACCGTCACCACGACAATATGAACTGTGGAAGTTGTTGCAACCTAATTATTGTCCCCACTGCGGCGGAGAAATAGAGCAAATCCTTGTCGGTTACGATCCGCAAAGGAATCCGCAGTATAAGCCGCAATGTAAGCAATGCAGGTCGCAAAACCTTCCACAGTTGATATTGGGTGGGGGAGCAGCGGGTGGCGGAAAGTCTTTTATCGGTAGCATATGGTTGGTATCCTCGTGTATCCGGTTTGAGAATATTCGTGCGGTCGTCGCCCGTAAGACGCTCAAATCATTGAAGGAATCGACCTGGAATACCATCAAGTCGATACTGAAAGATTGGGGGCTTAAAGAGGATATAAATTACAAGATAAACAATCTCGAAGGCACACTCACATTCTGGAATGATTCGGTTATTATCATGAAAGAGATGGCAGACATCCCCAGCGACCCGAACTTTGAACGTTTTGGTTCGTCCGAATATACTATTGCTATGGTGGACGAGGTATCGGAGATTTCCGAACGGGCTGTCGAGGTGCTGTTTTCCCGTCTCCGTTGGAGAATCCACGAAACGTTCAGGACGCCACGAATGTTACTCACGACTAATCCGACAATCAACTGGGTGCGCTCCCGTTTTGTACAAGACGAGAATGGTGAAAAAGTTATTTGCCGTGAAGGTGAATCCTATATTCCGTTTTCCGTATTTGATAACCCGAACATTGCTTTTCGTCAGGTTTATGAGGCTGCATTGAACAAAATTCGGGACCAAGCTACCAAGGAACGCCTGCTTTATGGTAACTGGGACTTTGTGGAGGCCAACGATATGGCCATTTATCGCAGTTTTGATGGTTCCAGGCATCTTGTTACCGGGCTGAAAGAAAAAGTGTATGATCCTACCAAACCGCTTGTTACGGTTTGGGATTTCAATGTCGCTCCCCAAATGTCCGTGCTTTCCGCACAGATAGACTACGACAACAAGAAGGTATATATACTTGAGGAAATACTCGGTAAACCGGAGGAAAAAGAGAATAATACGCCTGCATTGGCACGAAAAGTACGTTTGAAACTTTACCGTGACAAACATATTGGTGGAGTGGATGTAACAGGAGATCCATCCGGATTGCAGCGCTCCACCACTAACGAGGACGGAGTTAACAACTACACCATCATTACGGACACTTTTGGTAAAGGGATCTTACGCCCGAAAGTGAAACTTTTACGAAAGCAGCCTCCGCAGGCGACACGCTGTGAGTTTGTAAACGAGGTGTTCGACGGTTACAGCGGCTGGGATATACAGATAGATATCAAATGCCGGAAGCTTACACAGGATTTGATTTATCAGCTCCGCAACGAGGACGGTTCAAAGAATAAACAGAAGACTACCGATCCGAAAACCGGTATCAAATACGAGCGTTACGGGCACTTGTCAGACTGCCTTGACTATCTGCTGTGTTATTATCTGCGTGACAGTTGGTACAAGTTTAAGAGTGGCGGAGACGGAAATGGATATGTGGTTTCTACCTCGGTTATTCAGGAAGGATTTTCATATTAACAACGAAATAAGAATATGTATAGACGGTTTCTCAATAACAACGATTATTTGGGTATCATTACTCAAGAAGCCCTTGCACAACTGACACGGGGTAATGACGGGCGGTTTGTTCAGGCTGAAGAATCGGCAGAAATAAGTATCGTGGAATATCTCTCGGAGAATTATGAAGTGGAGAAAGAGCTTGCCAGAGGAAAATATATTGCCGAATACGACCGGTGCATTACCTATCCGGTGGGAGTGCATATCTATTTTGAAGGACAAATTCATGAAGTGATACGTTCCATCAGCGGTTATCGCAAGCCGTCAACAGTTATTTATTGGGAAGAGTGTTCCGATATCAATACAGATGCAGCACTGGTTATAAATTATTCCCAATTTGGCACCTATTATCCGGGTAATAAGGTAAATTGTAATGGGGTCATCTATACATGCCTTTCGGAGAATGGTTACAAGTTCGATGATATCCGCATCCCGCTAGTCAGCGGCTGGAAGGAAGTAGAAACATCATCATGGCAGCCCATAGGATATCCATTATGGGACGTGGTTGAATATGGTGGAGAGTTTTACACGTTAATGACACTTGACAGCTATGACAGCAATCTCGATCCAATGGCTTCCAACAATTGGGGAGCTATCGCAGATTATGATCCGGCATACAACACATATGAACTTTCGGATCACGAGTACGTAGTCTACAAAGGGCGGGTGTTCTGTCCAGAAACAGACGTAAATGCTGATATACCACAAGCAGGACAACATCTTGTGTTACATGACCCACGTAATCCTAACCTTAAGAGGCACATGGTAAGACTGGCCGTTTATGAACTTACAAAACTCATAGCACCGAACAATGTGAGTGTTGTACGGATACGGGATTATGAGGACAGCATGAAATGGCTTAATGATGCAGCCCGTTTGCGGCTCAACCCGCAAATTCCTCGTAAACTCGATGAGACCAAAAAGCCAGTTACCGATTGGCAACTGGCTACGTTTCAGACCGACTATAATCCGCACTGCAATCCATGGTTTATATGAAATTTGCTATTCATACACCTTGCAGATTATGCTGTGAATTGAGTGGAACCATAGTCTCGGATATTATTTCTTTTCCTGTAAGGTACAGATACTGACTCTGTTCCAGTCCGGTTCAGAGAACATGTCCCCTATGCCTTGTCCTTCCGCAGTGATGCGTGAGGACGCTATCCGATATTTTTTTGTCAGGATATCCTTGACTGACTCCGCACGTGCACGTGCTATCCTCTCATTCACCTCCATGCTTCCTTCCGGTGAGGCATATCCCTTGATAACGACCTTGGATTCAGGATGCCTGTTCATATAGGAGGCGATCCGTTCCACATTGGGAAGTTGTGAGGCGTCAACCTTGGAACTGCCCTGACGGAAAGTTACGATAGACTCCAGTGTCTTGGCTTTTTCAATGACGGTTTCAATGACCGGTTTCTTGTTCTGACATTCAGCCAGCTGCTTCTGGAGCATGTCCACATGAGCAGCTGCTTCCTCTGTCTGTTTCCGGCTGTCCGATAGCTGGCCGCGCAGACTGTTGACGCTTGCATTCAGGTTGTCCACCTCTCTTTGGTCATATTCCTTTACGAGAATGGCATGATGCCTGCCGGAACTTCCCTTTATATAATAGGTAATCCCCGCAAGTAGTTCAACGTGTGCATTGTTGGCATTGAAACGGCTCTTGTACTTGTTGAAGTCACCTTCCATATCATATACCAATGAAGGCTTCAGACTGATTGCCCATGCTTTTTCCTTCCCGATATTGAAGTTGAAGTCCATTCCCAGCCGTGTACCCCAGGAGTTAGCGTCTCCCGTACCATTGACATAGTCATGAAGCCAGCCTATTCCAGCTACAACCTCCATTTCAAAGATTCGAGGTGTTCCGGGATAACCACCGAAAAGATTCATCATGTTAAACTTGCTTAAAAGCTCAATATTCGAAGCGTCAAAAGCCGTCTTACTACTGCTTGTATTAATGTATCCCATGAAAGAAGTTCCCAGACTCAGAACCGGTGTTATCTGTTTTGACAGTTCAACACCCATGGCAGGGCGTGAATTCTTCCAGAAGGCACTGTGTGTCATAGGAGTAGTCACCCCACCTTTGACTCCAACAGACCAGTTGTCCATAAACTTTGTTCCTTTCAACAAGGTCTGTCCGTTTGCGGTCAAGACAGACACTCCAAGCATACATAAAATCAAAATGTTTTTTTTCATTAAATTCAGTTTTTAATTAAACATAAGGGAATCATCCCATTTTATCAGTACATTTACTTGTTTCAAAAGTAAATCCAAGTATCATCATACCCATAGATATTGTAAATATTTGAATACAAAACATCTCCTTCCCCGTATATTTTTACGAAAAAATGGGGGAAGCAAGGTTCAGATCTCCTTATCTTTCAGAGTCTTTCCTCTTTATGTCTTGTACATCTATCCAACAAATTTAGCTCCCATATCCACTTGCTGGGATTTTTCCCAAAACAGGGGTGGAATCTCCTACTGAAGGAGCGTTCCGAAATATTATATAAATCAGCCCTTCTTGGCAGTATTCGCTTTTTTATAGTTTCCATAACATTTTCTCAAAGTGCCGCCTAATGCAGGTCAATGCGAAAAAGAATGTCGTTATTTTTCATCTTACATATAGCTCCTTCAGCAACCTTGTATCCAAATATGTTCTAACAGAGCCCAATACTTCTATCAGAGGCTTCTTAGCGGGAAGAATGAGATTGTCTGAGTTGGTTCTTCCCCCTTGGCAAACAAAGAATCTGAGAAAAGTTTATCACATACACTTACATTCCCTTCCCCAAATAAAAGCACACATCTCGAACCCGTTATGGATTTTATCAGGGTTCCTATGTTTGGTGGAATGCACACCATCTGATTTTTATAAAATCCGTAAACCTTTGTATTTGACCAAGTCAAAAATAGCCTCACCTTCATCCGAATGCACAACAGCTTGTTGTTGGCAATCCGGTATACTTCATTCTCCTCCAATTGCTGACAAGTAAATCTTAAATCCGAATTCATCTCGTAAATCAGATAGGATAAATATTCATCCAGATATAGTAATTTCATATATTTTATATAACAAGAATTAGGGCAGAACTATTTTTAATAAAGCAGACAATATGTTAATTAAAACAGACAAATTCAGCAAACAGGATGATACAGTTTTATCAATCAGTCTTTGATTTTGACAAGCTATTTTAGGTATGCAGAATCAAAAAACTTTGTTTTGATAGTAATGATATTATAAATTGCTACTATTAGCTGCAATCAGATTGCATTCTAATCACTAAAACAGTAATTTATAAAATATATTTTTGAGTGCCTCAGATATGTATAAGTGATACGCAACAAAATTCTTGCACCTTTTATTTCATAAATATGTGGCTCATACAAAAGGGATAGGAATGCTAGAAGCAAAAGTATATGACATTTTTTTTATCTTTTTTATTCCCGTGTAAGTTTTACTTACACGGGAATAAAACTTATTTAGGTAAATACTTATTATAATTCTTCGCTTCCGGATCAACGACCGGACGTATGGAATAGGTCATACAACGCCTGTAGGTTGCGTTTGTATTGGAGGCAGGCGCCCAACCAGGACGACCTCCAGTGGAATTGAGCAGATAACGGCCCGCATGAGCATCATTCCTGGCCTGTGCCACGGCAAAAATAGCTTCATTCCCTCCTGTGTTTCCGTTTAAAAAGGAGCCGTCATAAATACTTCCGGGCAGAGGTGTTTTCAGACCGGATTTACTTTCATTATAATATGCGAATCTCAATGTTACAGCCTCGTTTTGTGACATGATCCGGAATCCGTAGGGAGACGGGTCAAAAACGGTTTTTCCGCCCACATCCTCGGGTTTTCCCGTTCTGGAGGGTCGGTTCCACGGATACAGGAACACCCAACGATTCTTGAAATTATTAACCAGCCTATGCGGGAAACATTCATACAGCCAAAAACTTTGATGGGAGACGATCGAGTTCGGCCTTTCGATACTTTGTTTCATTGTCATAGCGGCCCCCCTTGCCTCCTGAGCATTATCAAGACCATTATTCGCCCTATCCCCTTTCTGCTCCCAAAGGAAATCGAATGGCTTGCCATTGCCGTCATAAAAGTTCGTATTTGCCCGCACGTCATGTGCCGGGAACGGGTCTTTCC